GATCACACCAGCGGAATAAGTGAAATAGAATAAGCAAAGGGGCTTGGAGATGGCGAAGACAACATCTATTCAGTTTATTAGAAATTGCTCACCGTACAACGAAGGGGATAAGGCTGGTTTCGACCAAGCGATTGCCGACAAGTACGTTAAGCGTGGCATGGCTAACTATGTCACCACCGCAATAGCGAGAGCGCCTGTGGTGAAGTTTCAAAAGCCTGAGACTGTTGTTGAGCCAGCTCCTGCTGCCCCTGCTGAGGTAGAGGTGGACTCTGTGAAAGCAGAGCCACCGAAGCCTGCGGCGAAGAAGAAGAAAAAGAAAGCCCGAACCAGGAAAAGAGCTGAATAATGCCCTTGGCCTCGAATGCGTTGACAACCCTTCAGGACGTTAAGCTTGAGCTTGACATCTCGAGCACGGATGTGACGAACGACCGTTACCTTATGACGGTTATAAATTCGACCTCTTCTCAAATCGAGACCTTCCTAAATAGGAAGCTCGAAAGAGTAACGGCATTTGAGGAAATGGTACCGGGATACGGACTCTACAAACTTAGGGTGAGCAGAACGCCAGTCTTAACTGTCACTGCAGTCGAGATGTTTCAAACGGCAACACCTCCGGTTTACTACCCATTCGACATTAATGATCTCCAAATAGAGAACCCTGAAGCGGGAATCCTTTACTACCCGGCAGGGTGGCCATGGACAGCTCCGCTCACATCAGGGACCATTGTTGCAGATCCCATTGCTGGCCAAGAATGGCCCGCAGTGAAAGTTACATATGACGCTGGCTATGATTTACCATCAGCAGCAACACCAACGCTGCCAGCAGATATCCAGCGTGCATGCACCATCGCCGTCATGACCAACTTTAGGAACCGTGGAGCAGACCGCACCATAAAGAGCGAGCAGCTGATGTCCTATCAGGTCACATACGACAAAACTGGTATGGGCGAAGCCACGTTACATAAACTCTACCCGGCCTCTCCGTTTTCATCAGAAATAACTCAAATGCTAGTGCCGCATCGGCATATACCGGGGGCCTAAATGTCGTTTGCCGGAATGCTCACCCAGGAGATATTGGTCCAGGCCTATTCGGGCCGGAACAACTTTGGTGAACCGCAATATGCGGCAGCAACCAGTCCATTGAAAGCCAGGGTCGAATCCAGCATGGAGGTCATCCGGGATAAGAACGGCGAGGAAAGAGTCAGCGAGACTCAGGTTGTTACGGGTGTGCCCGTTGGTCTTTATGACCGAGTATGGCTGCCCGGCAAGGATACCTCCAGCAATGAAGAGTCTCTAACGCCCATGAACGTCAAAACAGCTCAAACCCCAAATGGCAGTCTCGTCATTTACCACCTGTATTTCTAGGAGCCGGAATGTCCAAGTCTTACGTGGGTAAAAAGGACCTAAACAAGCTCATGGACAAAATGTCCAACCTTGGCCCCAAGGTCATATCCGCACTTAAAAGCGAAGTGTACGAGGACGCGGTAACGGTTTTTGAGGAAAGCCAAGATGATGTTCCCGTGCTATCTGGTGATCTGAGGTCATCTGGAAAGCTCAAGGTGACGGAGGGGCTAGACTCAATTCGCGTCGAAATATCCTATGACGAAGAGCACGCGATGGAGGTCCACGAGAATGTCAAGGGGTATACCTTCCATCACGGAAAACTTAGCCGTTATCTGCAGAGGCCATTCGATTACGTTTTCCATGGCCCCGCCTACGACAAAAGTCTAGAAAGCAGGGTCCTTGAGCGAGCCGAGAGCGGGGAAGCAAAAACGACAACCGCAGACAAAAAGGGCTCTCCGGGTCCACTGGCAGATAGAAGCAAAAGCAGGCACGGCGGCGAGGAAGAGGAGGTTCCGTTTTGATTGCTTACGATGATGGAACAAAGGATATGGCAGAATGACCGTTCAGCCAGACATTGATGTCGCCACATATTTAAATGCGACACTGCCCCAACTGGCAACAGGAGATAACCTGTTTGTTGGCCCCATGCGCCCCACGGCGAGCGCATCGCAGGGAGGAGGTATGCCCAGGAACGCTGTTTTCTGCCTGCAACTTGAAGGCAGAAGGCCGCAGACGTTTTTAAACTCTTCTGGCACCGGGTATCAGTGGCACGCTTTAAGGTACCCCAATGTACAGATATCCATAAGAAGAGACCAATATAAGTTTGAAGATGGCAGAAACCTTGGATTCGCCATTGTGGACGCATTGAATAGAAACACATTCAGTGCGTCCTATGTTGATTCCCAGATAAACGATGGTTCCCCCAACTATCTGGGGCAGGATGAAGATGGAGACCATCTTTGGTCCATCAACGTAAACCTGACTTACGAGTTCTTTAATAGATATGTTTATTTTGGGATTGGCCCCACTGGAAGCAGCGGCGCTGCCTTCATCGAGGCACTGGCCAGTAGGGAATACTCTGGGTTTCGCTATAGGACCTTCACTCTTGTTACAGGGGCGGGAGAGAAGATGTACTATGCATTCCCGGAGTCATTTGCCGATATCGGCACATTGGCTTTCAGCACGCCTTTTTCTTTAACTTCAACCGCTACTGTAAACGGCGTTTTGTACAATCTGTACGAGTCGGATGCAGAAGCACTTGGATCTGTGACGGTAAACGTTACATAGCATTTTGCCTAGGAAGTGGGTTTATGCTTTGCTAGGTTAAACTTGGGGTGTTGGTCGTCCCCCCCTGTCGGCCAGTGCAGCATTCTGCTGCCACCCCATCTTCATTACAGTAGGGGATTTTGTCCTTAGACAACTATGGGGATAGGACCCCGAAGGAGATTGAAGATGACAGCTATAGCAGGACGCTTTGGAGAATTTTATTCGCATACAAACGTGGTGGGGGGTGTGTACTCCAACGTGACAGCCGGTGCCACTGCTGCATTAGACAACCCTCTCGATGCAGGTGTTGCAGCTCTGACAGGGGATCTCGAAGTTTGTGGGTCACTCGTGGATGTGTCCATTTCCGGTAACGTCGACGAGCTTGAGACGACGGTTCACAACGACGACAGCGTTACTCCAGGGGCCGGAGGATCGGGTCCTAATCACGGAACAGCTCGTACATACATCCCAAACTTCCACGATGAGACGGCGGATATATCTTGTCGCTACAACGAGGCAGACGCCTTTCAAATTAACATGCTTGAAACTTCGTTCAATAGTCTTTTGATCCACTTCTGGTATATCCCAGACGGTCAAGACGTTGCGGCTGCGGGCGGAAGAGTTATCTGGGGAGATTGCTTCGCAACGAGCTTTAGCCCGTCCAGTCCGCTGGATGATACCACCAGTGTGGACTTCTCCCTGCGGTTAAGTGGCACTCAGTATGCAGTGAAGTCGGTCGCGACCTGATTGTGGCTATTGCGTTTTCGTGGTCTGGTGTTTATCATGCACCAGGCCATGGAAATTGCCGTGTTGGCAACATTCTCAACAGGGGGCCTGTTGGAGGTAGTGATGGGAAAGAAAAAAGTATTAGAAGAGAAAAACAAGCCAAGGGGTATCGCAAAGATTCATCTTGGTGGTCAAACTAGAACGCTCCGCTTTCGTACTGCTGAGATAGCAGCGCTTGAGGGGCGTTTTGGTTGTGGCATTACGAAGATTTTGAATGAAGAACAGATGGGTCTTCGTTTCCTTATGGAGGCACTCATGGTCGGCGTGGCGCATGAGTTCAGTGGCAAAAAAGGCAAAGAGGCCAAGCTGTCTACCGCTAAGGTGGCACGATGGATCGATGATTCAGGCGACTTTACCGAGCTTCTTCAGGTTGTCATCGAGACAATCAGTGACGGCTTGCCAATGGACGTCGAGCAATACTCTGATGATGACGACGAGGGCGACGACGAAAACCCTTTCGTCCCAGGCCAGGACACCAGCGATTCGACTTCGACGAGCTTGTAAAAATAGCTTGCGAGATCGGTCTTCATCCTGAGCAATTTTGGGGCTTGCCGGACCAGGTAGGGACCGGCTTGACGTTGAAGGAGTTCAGGGTGATGGTCGAAGCGCACGAAGAAAAATCAAAGCGAGACATGGAACTCCTGGCATGGACGTGCGCCAACCTCATGAACTGTTGGGTTAAGAAGAAGATTAAACCCAAAGACCTTCTTCCTAGAAATTTCAGGAAACCTGAATCGATTGAGTCGAACGAGTATGTGCAGTCTCGGTTCCGAGATAGCCAGTCCTTGGGCGACTTCAAGGCAATGATGCGGGCGCGTCAAGAAGAAAAAGAAGAAGAAAACATCGGTATTCCTATCGAGGAAGAAGATGATTCGGTCCTGATTGTCCTGGACCGTGAGCTTGAAGACTTCCTGCCTGATGAGGGGGTCTCCGATGACTGATAATGTAAAAATCAGTGTTCTCGCCAAAGCAAACCTGAAGGCGCTTGAGCGGGTCATTAAAACGCTGGATGCCATCGATTCACGCATGGCCCATGTTACCCAGTCGATAGAGAAGATGTCGTCCGGGTTCAGCAAGGCCGACTCAAAAGTATCGAAAACAAAGAAAAAGATAGATGCTACGTCTAAATCTATGGCGGCGCAGGCGGATGCCGTCAAAGAGCTTACGAGGTGGTACAACAAGGGCACTAAAGAGCAGCTCGATGCGGCGAAGAAGTTGGATGCGGCCCAACGAAAGCAGGTCAAGGCGTTCCTGCATGTCCAAGGCATCAAAAAGAGGCACATGGCGGAACAGGCAGCCATCGTCAAGAGAGACCTGGCCGAAGACCTGAAGCTGATAAAAAATGCAAGGGACAAAAAGAAGAAGATCCAAGATGGCCACAACAAGTTGTTTCGCAGGGCCAAGGCTGCCGAGGCCGAGATAGCCAAGGCCGCAGAGAAGGCGAAAACAAAAGCTCTCAAAGCTGCCGAGTTGGAAAGACTGGCGGTGGCAAAGAGGGCGCGTAAGCTTCAGGTGGCGCTAGCCAAGAAGCACTTCAACGATACGATGGCCGCAGAGAAGAAAGCGGCTAGAGAGTCGGCAGCGCTGAAGAAGAAGGACATTGCCGACGCGAAGGCTGCGGAGCGCAAGAAAAGCGCCATGCTCAAGCAGCGCATGGCTTTGATTCGCAATAGCCACCGTGTGGAACAGGCAATGCATAACGCCAGGAGGGCGAGGCTCTCCGAGATGAGTGGTGCCCTTAGCGGTGTCAACCAGCATCTCAGAAGCCTGTCACGCGGCTTTGCCGTCATGGGCATTGCATCCACTGCTGCCATCATTGCTGTAACAAAGGTGTCCAAGGACTTTGAGGCATCACTGGTCCGTGCGGCGACAGTCACAACGGGCACAGGCGACGACTTCGAGAGCAACTTTTCTCGGATGTCGAAGTCCGCCATAGACCTAGCCAACGAGACAGAGCATACGGCAAAGTCAGTCGGCGAGGGCATGAACTTCATGGCTATGGCCGGGTTTAATGCCAGCGATATTATATCGGCGATGCCCACGGTGGCCAAACTTGCAACAGCAGCTAACCTGTCCATGGCGGATTCCGCCAACATCGTCACCAATGCGATGGCTGGGTTCGGCATCACATCAGACAAGATAATGGAGGAGTTCGAGGCTGATACCGGCAAGGTTATGTCTAGGACCAGGGCCACAGAAATCCTCGCCCAGAAAACCAAGGATGCTGCCAACGTTCTTGTCGGTGCGTTTACTTCGTCGAACGTCAGCCTAACGGACTTGAACGAGTCCCTGAAGATATCCGGCCCGGTTGCCAAGCAGCTCAATATCCCAATCGAAGACCTCGCTGCGACCATTGGCCTTCTGGGTAACGTGGGCGTGCGCGGCACGGCCGCTGGTACCGGTCTTAAGCGAGCCATGGTTGCGATGATTAAGCCGTCCAAGAAGGCTAAAGTTGCCATGGATAAGCTTGGGATATCTTCCGACATGATAGCCGGCAAGGATGGCTTTCTAAAGGTTGTCGCTGCCCTTGAAGTTCAACGAGACAAGATGAAGGCGTCAGGCCAGGAGGCACTGTTCCTTAGCCGCGTGTTCGAGGTGTTTGCGGAAAGGGCTGGCCCGCAAATGGCAGCCCTCGTGGCCCAAGGCACGCAGTCTCTTGTCAGTCTGTCCTCCGGCATAGAGAAAGCAAAGCAGGAAGACCTGGCAAGCATCATCGAAGAGAGACAGCTCAACACTTTGAGCGGCGCAATCAGCAAACTCGTGAGCAACGTCCAGACGTTCGCCAAGGCACTTGGGGACAAGTTGCTCCCCGAAGTGAAAAAGCTTGTTAAGGACTTCGAGGACGCTGCCGTAGGAGCCAGGAACCTCGACGACAGGATTAAAGACTTCATGGTGACTGCTGCCAAGGTTGGAGCATTCGGCGGAGGCATGGGGTTCGTCGCAGTTAAGATCCTTGACGTTGCGGCGTCATTGACCATCGCCAGCCTTGGGTTCCAGCAACTGACCCATGTGACTAAAATGAGCAAGATGGCCATGGTTGGCCTTGGCGCAAAGGGTATCCTCCTTGGAGGCATTCTTGTCGGAGCGTTCGCTGGTACT